GAGCCGCGCATGTCGTTGAGGCTGATCTGGCCCCCCTCGTTGAAGTTCTTGCCGTTGCTGCGCTTCAGATGGACGATGGCGTACACACTGACCCCGGTCTCCTTCACGAAGGACGCCAGCTTGGTCATGAGGATGTCGATGTCCTTGCGCTCACCCTCGCTGCCGCTCTCCAGACCGGAGGTGACAATCGAGATGTGGTCGAGCACGATGCGCCTGCAGCCACTGGCGGCCATGTAGCGCATCATGGTCATCAGCCGGTCGCTCTCCAGCGAACCGAAGTGGTCGTAGAACATCATGCCGTCCCAGATCACTGCGGCGAGCGCAGCGTCCCAGGCTTCGTCGGAGACGCTCTCGGGGTCCTGTAGGATCTGCTTGAGCGGCACGCCGGCATGCAGGGCGCAATAGGCCGCCGCCGAGGTGTCGTTGTCTTCCTCAAGGTAGATGTTGCCGATCTTGGCGCCGTGCTCGATGCGGTCGTTGTAAGCCCAGTCGCGTGCGATGGTCGTCTTGCCGATGCCCGAGCCTGCGCAGATGGTCGTCAGCTCGCCGTCGCGTGACCCGAGCCACATCTGGCTGATGCGGGGCCACGGCATGGGGAGCCCTACGCGCCGCTTCTGCTTCAGACGTTCCCTGGTGAACTCACGGCCCTCACGGATCCCATCGGGCCTGTAGGGCGTGCTGTCCCAGTAGGACCTCACGAGAACCGCTGGGCCCATGGTCTTATCCATCAGGACCGCGTTGGCATCCTTCTTCGGCAGGGTCATGATCTTGACCTTGCCCACGGGGAGCAGCTCACAGGCGACCTTGCGGGCCTCCTGTCCTGGCTCGTCGTTGTCGAAGCACAGGATGATGTTGTCGAACCGGCAGAGCTTCTCGTAGTCGGCCAGGATCGCCTTCTTGGCCGTAGAGGCGCCGTTGGGGAGGCTCCCGGTCGGCCACTTGTTGTCGAAGGCCTGACTGATCGACATGCGGTCAATCTCGCCCTCGGTGATCACCACGGACTTGCCCTTGGCCGGCCAGGACCATGAGCCGATGATGCCTGCGTACTTGCTGCCGCCGACCCACGAGAACTGCTTGTCCTTGTCGCGGGTCTTCTGGTCGATCAGGCGGCCGGCGTCATCCTTGATGAGCTGGATGTGGACCTTCTTGCCGCTGTCCGTCTCGCCGATCTGGTAGTCGCACTTCTTGCAGGTCTCCTCGGTGATCCCACGGGCCACGAGGTCGGCGTAGTGCCCCTTGATGGGGACGAATGTTTTCTTCGGCTTCTCTGCGAAGTCGTCGTCGGGTGTCTGCACCTTACCTGCTTGTCTGAAGTTCTTGGGGTCTTGGCAACTGAAGCACCAGACGCCCCCGTCCTCGTAGGTGGTGAACGCATCGCTGCTCACGCCACAGGGACAGGGGCCTTTACTGGAAGCCATTAGGCGAGCTTGTACGACGAGTAGCGGCGGCCGACTTCGTCGCGCTTCACTTCGGTCTCGATGTCGTAACCCTTGTTGCGGAGCTTGTTGATCACGTCCGACAGGCGGTAGATGCCGTACACCAGCATGCTCTCATTGTTGGTGATCGTCTTACCGCGCTTCAGGTGCGTCAGGATCGTACGGCACTGCGGAGCGAGGTTGATGTCGGTGGTCAGATCAGTCGTGGAGCCGATGGTGAACGTGTCGCCCTTGGACATGTCAGGTCACTTTCTCTTCAGATGATGTGGCTCCAAGAAGAGCCGTTGCGGATGGCGTAGATGGTCTCCTTGCGCACGCCGAACGCGCGAGCGAGCGCGGCCCCTGTCTGGTCATGGCGGGAGCGTATCTGCCGCACATCACCCTCTGTCAGGAGGGCGGTGTGAACACGCGTTCCCCGCACCTGCCGGCCCTTGGACACCTTGTCCCTGTGGTTCTCTAGGTTGGTTCCTAGAAATAGGTGCGCGGGGTTGATGCAGGAGCGGTTGTCGCAGGAGTGGCAGACGTGGAGGCCGTTGGGTATTTCGCCCCCAAACTCCTCGTACGATACTCTCGCAGCGCGCTTGCGTCGGGAGTTGATCGAGAAGTTGGGGTAGCCGTCTTTGTCTTTGTTGTACGTTGAGTGCCAACAGCCGCCGTGAGCCGCCACGACACTGTCGAGCAGGCGCTCTCTTATGGAGCGTCCGCGCGTGTACTTCATTTCAGGTTCTTCTGGAGTTTCTTGATTTCGGCGATCCAGTCCTCCGGTACGCGACCCTTGTCGCTCCAAGGAAACCCATGATCCTCTGCCCACTTCGCGTAGGTGGTCTTGCTTCCTGGGTAGATGGGCGTGGACGCGCGCTGGAAGATAAGTCGGATGTCCAATTCCGGGTGCTGCTCGCGCAAGAGGATCAGCTTTTGCCGCTCCTTCGCGCCATCGCCTGCGGGCTGCTTGAAACGCGGGTTGCCTCCGCCGAACCGACCCTTGGCCTCCAACAGAATGTTGGTGCCATTGATCGTGTAATCCGGCAGGTATTTGGCCTCGCGAGCCGGGACGGTGTAACGTACCCACTGTGCTTCGTGGCCGTACGATACACCGCCCGCTTCAAGCTGCTCCGCCACCTTCTTCTCAAGCCCACTTCGGAAAGTAGGTTCGATAGTTAGGGCGGGTTTAGACATCAGCTAGAAAGGCAGGTCATCCGAGAGATCCTCGCTGGCCTTAGGGGCCTCAGCGTCCCCCTCGTCCGCCGAGCCATCGTCCTCGTACGTGAACCCTTCCTCTTCCTGAACGTTGAAGCCGCGCTTCTTGAGTTCGAGGATCTGGACGAAGCCCAAGTAGAGGTTGATGCCGCCGCCGAACCCATCGTAGTAGTTCGCGGTGACTTCGCACTTGGCCACGGTGCCACCACCGACCTCGATCTTGGAGCGCGGGACTTCGCGGCCCTTGGCGTCGAGGAGAGCTGGCGGATACTTCTCGCCCGAGGTGGCCTGGATGGTCAGCTCGCCGGTCTTCTTGTCCTTCTTCCAGGGCAGCTTGGTGCCCTCAGGGGCGCCCAGTTCCTTGGCGGCTTTCTTCAGCCACGCATCGACCTTGCGGTGGTTCTCGTCGTCGAACTTGATGCGGGTGATGAAGCGGCGTTTGCCCTTGAACTCGTCGACCTGATTGAGCTTCGGGTAGACGAGCGTGCCCTTCGGCAGCGTGACAGTAATCTTCTTGGTCATGAAAAGCGTATGGTCTTTCGAAATTACCAGCTTGCGTCGAAGCCGCCCGAGGAATCGGACGAGGAGGACGAGCTGTCGCTGTAGGAGAACCCGCTGTCCGAAGAGGACGACGAGCTGTACGAGGGGCTGCTGTCCACGTAGGACGGCGCGCTGTCGTGAATGATGGTGGTCGTGTCGTGGCTATGGCTGTGGCCCAGGGCCGAGCCAATGAGCATGCCGGTCGCGAGGCCGGTGAACGGGTCCGCGTGATACACGGGGGCCGCAACGGCCAAGCCCATGCCGCTGTAGGCCGGGGCCTGACCGACGCCAACAGAACCCATCGGGGTGCCGTTGACGGCCTGACGGGTCTCGTAGCGCTCGCCGTGTACCTGTTGGATCTGCTCGGCCGTGGGGCGCACGGGATTGGCCTTGCGGACCTCGGCTTCGGCCTTGATCTCGGCCACGATGCGCTCGGCTTCCAGGCGGTCCCGCTTCATGCTGCGGACGAACGCGAAGACGACCGCGACGAAGGCAACCACGAACAGGGCCGTCATGAACATGAAGCCGGTCGAGATGTGGAGGTGATGGGTCGGCATTAGGCGACGAGGTCCTTGATCTTGCCGGCGACCGCACGGGCCTTCTCGGAGGCGAGGTGCGCGACGTCAGCGGCGGATTCCAGCTCGATGGACTGGCGGGTCAGCTCCTGGGCTTCGGCCAGCTTGGCCTCCGCTGCAGCTTCCAGCTTGGTGACGGTGTCGGTGAAGGCCGAGATGATCGCCTCGACGTCGTGCTCGATGCGCCGCTCGACGCTGAAGGCCAGCTCGATCAGGCCGCCGAAGAAGGTGTAAACTTTGGAGAACATCAGTCGTTAGCTCCGTTAGGTGCTGTAGCGGGACACGCAGGTGCCCCAGGTTGCTTGAAGGTCGCCCTTGCAGATGCGCAGGGGCTTCTTCTTGGTGCCCTTGGGGACCTTAAATCCCCGCGGGTAGTCGATGGTGCAGGAAGGTCCTGCGTGGGCTGCCCCAATGAAAACGAGGGCCACCAGGGCCCCCGCGGTTAGTCGACGAAGCATGAGAGCGCTCCGATGATCAGGATCGCCGCCATGTAGGCGACGAAGAGATGCTCGAACATCAGGTCAGCTCAGGGCCGACCAGCGTGTAACGGCTGTTGCGCGTCTCGACCTCACCGGCCTCCTCGTTGTGGCTCACGATGTAGCTCGTGTGACCATAGAGACCTGCGAAGTGCGGGTGGTCGACGAAGGTGCCCCAGATGCAGACCTTGTCGCCGTGCTCGTAGCGCTTCCAGTCCTTTAGGGAGCCTTTGTGAGGCTTGTAGGCTTCCAGATCAGCTTGCACGGTAGGCCTTCATGAACTCGCGGTGGAAGTTGCGGCGCTCGTCCTTGTTCATGGCGTGGAGGTCGAACGTCACGTTCTCGGCCGCGGCGTTCTTCACGGTCACGTCGAACTTGGAGGCGCCCATGTGGATCAGGACGTTGAACTTGCGGTTCTTCACTTTGCGGTCTCCTTCAGGATTGCCTCGGCGAATTTGCGGGCCTTGTTGCGGTCCATGACGACTGCGCGGCCTAAGTCCTCGCCCTTGTGCTTCGTGTTGAACACGAGGTTGCTCGTGAACGCCTTCACCTCGATCCGGTCGTCATCGAAGTCCTTCACCTTGAGGACGCGTTCGCCCCAGTTGTTGTTCTTGAACTTCATCGCGGCAGCTTCCCTTCGATCAGTCGGATCTGTGTGTTGAGCGCGAACGCGAGGGCTTCCGCCTCTCCCATGCGCAGCTCAGTGGAGACGACGGTCGGCGCCATGCGGACCACGTCGTAGCCTCGGCCGTCCTTATTCGGGACGACGGTGTACGGACCTTCCATCACGCAGCCCTCAGTTGGTCCGCGATGCCGATGTGCCGACGATAGGCCGCGTAGTTGCGCGCCCGGTAGGCCTTGAGGGCCATTACGCTATGCCAATCGGCTGCGTTGAGTTTGATCACGTCCATCCGTTGCCTCGCCTTATGTGAGAGATGTGTTGATGGCTGACGCCGAACTGTGCAGCCAGCGCATGGCACGTCACACCAGAAGGTGTGCGTATCCGTTCGATGTCTTCTGCTGTTAGTTTGGAGCGGCCGTTGCGCTGGCCACGCGCCTGTCGGCCTTTAGCGATCATGTCCGCGACATTGTCACGCTGTGTGCCGAGGAAGAGGTGCTCTGGATTGACGCAGAGGCGGTTGTCGCACAGATGGCACACACAAGTGTCTGGCGGTATGCTTTGCCGGAAGACTGAGTAAGACACGCGGTGTGCCCTACGATTCTTTCCGCCTACGCGAACTCGGCCATAGCCTGTTGGATACGTTGCGCCCCGCCAAACCCAGCATCCGCTGCCTGCGTCAATGTCAACTTTAGCAAGCAGCCTGTCTTTGATGTCCTTACGCATCACCCCACGTCCCGGGGATCATCCAGATACAAGAGGAAGGCCCGGGCACGAGGTAGAGGACGTACTCAGCGTTGCTGTCGAAGTCGGTCACGAACATGCTTAGTTTCTCCACTCGATCTGCTGCCGAAGACGCTGCTCCAGCTCCGCGGTGTCAACACCACGAGCCTCAAGGACCGCGCGGGCCTGCTCGGGCACAGGGACGCCGTTGAGCACAGCCGCACGGAAGACGCGGTCGGGGGACGAATGCTTGATCTGATATTCCATCTCAGTACACTCCTCGGATTGCGAAGCGCTTCTTGCTGACCCACTTCCATCCCTTGGTGGCGTGCAGATAGCGCACGCCCTCGGGCTCGATCTTGAACTCCACTGCCGCCTTCGGGATCAGGGTGTTCCACACGCGCTGCTGAAGCGTCAGCGAGCGCACGGTGTCGTAATCAGGCAAACGCATATTTCGCATGTAGGATCTCCGTGAGGTCGAGCGTGCCTTTCTGCGGCATCGCTGCAATGGCTTCATCAAGTCGCCAGTGGTTCGCTGGCGTCAGTGCAGTCCTCGCGCTCTCCAGTAGTTCGGCGAGCACGTCGTGGTCGGTGTACATTCGGAGAAACTGCTCGCGAATGATCTGGTTGAAGCGCGTGGCCCTGCTGGGCAAACAGCCGAAGCTGTCGTGGACCGTTGCGATGTCAGCGATGCCTTCGTCCGCGGAGGCGGCAACGGTGAGCAGCAGATGCGCTGCGTCGTGCGAATGGACGAAGTTGGGAGCAATCCCTGCTGCCGCCTTCTCCTTCGCGATGGGCGTCTCGTATCCCGTGGCAACCGTGACCCGCGTGGACACCCTGATGCCCTTGTCGTAGCACCACAGCTCCACGCGCTCCGTGGTGTTCTCGTGGTAGCGGTTGATGCACGGGAGCCCTGCCGGCGACGTCCATGAGAGGGGCTTGCCTTCGTGGGCCAGGGCCTTCGCAAGCTTCTGCATGAACTCCATGGCCTGCGCTGGGCCCCTCACGACCTCCTTGATGGAAGCCAGGACCCGCTTGGCCAAGTAGCGGCTGCATTGCCGCCACTCTTCCTCGCTCTCGCCGAACGGATGCGCGTCGATTTCCTTCTTGAGGAGCTTCAGTTCGAGCGGCTCCATGGTGTCCTCGAAGTGCTGCTCGGACATGCCGAACTCTTTCGAGGAGTAGGCGAAGGTCATCACGTTGCGCTTCACGAGGCTGCGGTCGACGCCGTATGCCAGGGCGAGTTCAGCCAGCTTCTTAACGGGGCGGGCCTTCTCGTCCTTGCCGAGCATCTCGTCGCTGTTGAGGTCGGCCTCGATCCGCTTCTTGGCGAGGCCGGCCACCAGTTGGTAGACGTCAGCCGGGGTCGCGTTGTTCGTCAGGTTGACGTGGGACCCCTCGGGGGCAAGCGTCATCGCAGCCAGATGCTGCAAACCGCTGCAGGACCCGTCGAACGAGACAGGCATGTGGCAGACGAAACTCGGCCCGGTCTCGATTGCAGCTATCAATTCCCGAGCAGCCGCAAGAAACAGAAAGGGGCTGTCGGCTTGCGTCCACCATGGAGCGGCACAAGTCGCATTGGTCGGTGTTGGGTCGGCCACAGCCGCCGCAATCGCCGCGATATTCTCGTCCACCCATTGCACCCTCTCCTCGATTGGCTTCTTGTCGATCTTCTCGAATGCGCCGCAGTTGGCCACGTGGACCTTGAGCCAGTAGATCCCCTCCTCACCTATGGCTTCACCATTGGCGAACAGGAACATCGACCGCACACGGTCCTCACGCTGGAAGTTGAAGTGCGTCAGGCTGTACACACGCCCGCGCCAGTCCATGTTCATCGGGCAGTAGAACTGCTCGACGACCGCCTGCCGTGCGGCCACGTCCATGTCCTGCTTGAACGCGACACGGTCGACCACGTTGGCCTTGTTGGCCTTCTTGAGGCCCTTGATGGTCTTGGCGTGGAGCTTGCGGGCCTCGACGGACAGCGCATTGAACTCCGCGGAGGACAGCCGCTGCGGCACCGCGAACTGGTTGCGGTACGGCAGGCCCTCCACGCGGATGCCCTTGTCGTAGCACTGCTGGATGACGTCCATGATCCACGTGTTGATCTTGAACGGCACGCCCTGCAGCGCATTGATGGCCTTGAGGGCCGGCGCTGCTGTGCCAGTGCGGATCGCGTGGGCCGCTGCGCTGATGATGTCCTTGTGGGACGTGCGCAGCAGTTGGGCCCGCGCCATCGTGCGGTCGTCCTCGGCCACGTTCATCGTGAACCGGTCCCAGGCCTTGGGCACCTCGGTGCGCGGCTGGTACACGGGGCTCTTGGCCACCGCCTCCGACACCGCCCGCTCGGCCAGCTCCAGGCCCTTGTCCGAGATCAGCCACTCACGCTGCTCCTCGAACTCGCCCGTGAGCGGGTTGCAGACACGCACGGGCTCCGACAGGTGGAACACGTCAGGCATGGCCTGGAGCAGGATGTTCATCGCCCAGGTGCCGGCGTGGCTCAGCATCTCCTCGGTCCAGTCGGGCAGCGTAAAGGCGCCCAGCTTGGCCGCGAGCTTCTTGGCGAGCTGCTTGCGGTTCTTGACGGACCCATAGGCCTCGCGGGCCTGCTTGGCGATGTGCTCAGCGAGCTTCTTGTCGGCCTTGATCAGATCGGCGGCCCAAAGCTCGTCGTTGATCGCGTGGCCCATAGTGAGGGCCGCGGAGACCTGGGTGCTCTCCATGGCGATGGCATGCAGGCCAGCCTGGAGCACACACAGAGCAATCACCTCATGCGGGAGCTTCTTGAGCAGGTGCTCGATCTGGAAGGCGAAGCTATGGGACTGCGCACGGGGCCCAGTGAGCTTCTCAGTGACAGCCTGAGTGACCAGAGCGTGGTATTGATTGGTGATAGCCAATCCACCCGTGGTCGCCCCATAGCCAACGTTGGCCATCGCTCGGTCGTAGAGCTTGTCCTGCTTCTCAGCGGACAACTCGAGTTCAACGTGGAGAACCTGGGGATCCTTAAGGAGGGAATTCGTGTCCATCGTGGGACGGTTCCTTTCGAGCGCTTTCTGGTGAAGGTGGTGGTGACTTGCCGCTAAGTCCTTGAACATGTTCACTTGGGTAGTCATTTCCCCGTGTTTTTACAGGTGGCAGGTATTCGGTCGTGAAACAGGGCCGCCGAAGCGACCCTGGGTGTTCTTATAGGGAGGGAAATTGGATTTACAAGTGGCAGTTACTCGACACTCGGTTTTGCAGACCGGCGCGTAACCACTCCGCCACGTGGCCCCAACACAAGTGGCTGTATCAGCTCACTTTTCCGAATGCAACAACTTCCGCTTTGAGGACTTTTTTGCGCCGGTCCCCCGCATACTCCTCGACTTTTTTCGCAACCACGAGGTGATCCTCAAGGTCCGTGTGGTTATAGATCTCGTTGACGTCGTCGCTCATATGTCCAAGTAAACGCTTGCGCATTTCCATTGTGATGCCCGCCTTACGGAGACGCGTATTGCGTGTATGGCGCAGCGAGTGCAGAACGAGGTTTCCAGTGTACCCCGCAGCCGCGCACGCATTTTGGAAGTGCCTTAACAGAAGCAAGCCATCTGGCAGGCTTTTGGTCGCAATTAGAGCCCTGATGTTCTTCGCCAAGTCGGCCGAAAGGATTGCCACACGGCCCTTATTGTTCTTCGTCTGTCCCTTATGAAGCCTTGCCACCCCCACAGGAACAGGCGTTCCGTCTTCGTCCATCACCTGTTCGATGGTGATCTGTTCGGGCGTCAGTTTCCGCAGCAGCTCCCCGCGGCGGAACCCGGTCTCGAGCAGGAACTCGCAGCACAGCGCATCGACCTCGTGGCCGGCCTCACGCATCAGCCGGAACACCACCTCGTCCTGGCCGATCTGCAGGATGTCACGGGCCTTGCGGGTGGGCTCCTCCTCAAGGTAGGGCGCCTCGGGGGGCCGCTCGGACATGATGTTCTCCCGGTGCGCGAATGTGAGCACAGCATGCGCCGCGGCGAGGTAGCGGTTGATCGTCGCCGGCGACAGGGGGCGCTTGCGGGTGGTGCTGGCCGGCTTCTTCTCCAGACGCTCCACAATGAGCCCCAGGACCGCCCTGGTGACCTGGGGGACCTCGTAGGTGCCGATCACGGTCACGCAGAAGTCCAGGCGCTGCATCAGGCTCCCGTCGCGGCCGGCCTTCCACTTGCCCTTGGGGCCTCCCTTGGCCTTGGCCTTCTCGGTGACCTCGGCGAACGTGGGGGCGCCCGTGGACTGCGTGTTGTCGAGCCGAGGCGGCTCCTCGCCGGTCAGCTTCACATACAGCTCGTAGCCGTCCGCGTCCTTCTTGGTGGTGAACCGGCGCCGGAACGTGCGGCCCTTGCGATACACCTCGCCGATGTGGACGCCCGTGGGCTTGCCGTTGCGCTTCTCAGTGTAGGACATAGGCCATTCCCTCTTCTGCCATCATCTGATCCGACGTCTTATCTCGCCCGCCATTAAGTGCATCGCCAAGAGCACCCCCAGCACCAGCACCGCGTCATAGTCGAGGAGCCAGTTCACTTGCGGCCCCTGATGCGGCTGTAGGCCAAGTCGAGGTCGTGCGATAGCTTGCGGCCCTTGGCCGTCAGGCGCGCCCTGTGCTTGCGCAGGTCGAACGGGTCGCGCTCCTGCACGATCAGCCCTAGGCCCGCCTCTCGCTGCCTGTTCACCTCGCCCAGGTCGAGCAGGTTGCGCGTCATCACGGTGGGCGCAATGCCCGCCCGCTCGGCATACTCGGCAACAGTCAGGCCCTCTTTGCTTGCCACCAGTGCAAATGCGCGGATGTAGGCAATAGGTGGCACGCCGTGCCCTAGGTTGAACCAAGGACCTATGGAAGCCAACATGACCTCCCAGTTCTCAATCTCGCGCTCGGGGATCGAGGGCTTAACGTGGTCCATCAACACAGTCTCCATAATCGGCACTCCTGCTATACTAGCCTCGATAGATGAAAATGAGCCCCAGAATGAATACGGATACGTTGATCAATCCCCGACAAGGTAAAGCCGCCAAGACGCACGCCCCAAATACCAAGATGAAACCTAGTGTAGCCATCGGCCTTACCTCCCCTTTCGTTCCGTACACGGAACCTTAAGCATTGCACCGTGCACGTCTTTAGTCAAATGGCAGCTTTTCAAGGCTGAAACAGGGCAAACAGATACGCCGCCGCAATCCCCGCGTAAGTCAACAGGCGCCGCTCGGTGGCCCCCTTCGCCCTCTGGAACTCCAGCACAGCCAGCAGATCCTCAGTGTCGTATGGCACCAGCACCAGCATGTTATCCCAGTGCACCAGCGCCGGCTCCATGCCTTCCATAAGTATCCCCACCTCGCTTGTGGTTTCATCAATGTACTTCACGAAACCTTTAGAAGCCGTGGGCAGCACGCCGCGCTCGGTGACGTAGGGGGCCGTTGTGATCACGGGTGTCCCTACGGTGATGTCATGGGCCAGGACCTTAGACTTCACGTCGGATTGGGCACGGCTATTGCTGTCGAGTGTGAACGTGGGTTTCATTGCCAGATTACCGCTGCTTTTATGTTAAGTTATTGTGGGTTGTGCGCCTTCCAATTGCCACTTTTGAGTCCCGCCCGACCCGTGGTCAAGTGACAAATCAGCATGGCAGTATTCTACCGGGAAAACTCTGCAACCTTTGTATGGGTCGGATCCCTACAATGCTGCAAGTGCGCAAGGTTCGCGGCGGCGCGCCATGCCGCGCGTTCGTCCGTGTAGTGGCCCAGGGACACGCTGGGATGCCTGGGGCGCGCCGGGGACACAATCACATGCCCCTCGACGTCATCGCACCAGCGGACACGCCAGCCAGCCAGGAAGGCCTTATCGATCCAGTGTTGCCATTGGTCAGTCATGGGGACCTCGGGGCTGTGGGCGCGTCACCGCCAGTGACAGCATCCCGAAAGCGTGCTGCATGGCGTTATCCATTGCGCTGCGGCTGACGTAGAGCGGTGGCTTGAGGCAGGACATGGCGCAGTCGAGCGCGCGCTGCCATTCCTCATCCGTCACGCTCAATGCCTGCGGTTCTGCGCGGGACAGGGCCAGCACGCGGTCATAATCAAACTGCATGTCCGCAAGTGCTTCATCTGCCGTCGATATGCCGTCCTTGATATTTTTGAGCCACTGGAGCGCGTTGCTACCAAGATCAGCCCATTCGTTGAGAACATGCGCCGTGTCGGCAGATAAGTGCGTATGTGGTTTAGTTGTCATATGAACCTCACAATGAACCCAATGCCCCACGCCATGGCACCAAGCCACAGCGCGACACCGAATGAGAAAGCCCAGGTATCAGACTGCATCGCGGGATTGCTCCAGGTCGGCGAGAGACTGCAGGGCCTCGCGGTCCTCGCGTTCGGACGCGCTCGCGGGACCAATGTAGTCGCCTGAGATCCCGCGCTGTATCGCCCAGCCCAGTGTGTAGAAGATGATGCGATCACGCGGCCAATGGTGAGACATGGCGTAATCGCGGGCCGCGTCGAACGTCGGGAAGTAGTAAACGCCTTTGTGTGTTCGCATCGGAAACCCCTTGTTTCCTAGTGTTTGCTGATAGAGGCATTGCCCATCATCAGGCCGCGCGGACACGCGGCGACCATTGGGGAGCGTGGGGCTCCCCTAGGTTTCGGGCTGGTCAGGCGGCGACGAAGGGATTGGGCAGGCCTGGGCGACCATCCGGCCACGTAGGGCTAGACTGGCACTCGCAGGCCTTGCGGGACACGCGGCCCGATTTGGTCACCACGAAGCGCGTATGGGCGAGCCAGTCGGCATCCGATGCGAACTGCACAGGATACGCCGTGCCATCCGCGCGGGGCTTGCGGGCCCATGCGGGCTTGTGGTCACGCGTGAAGCGATGAGTGAAAGCCGACAGCACGTACCGTTGATCGGCGGCGGATAGCTCAGTGCCCAGCGCGGTGCGTTGATTGAGGATCGTCATGGCTCAGCCCTCCAACCCAGCGGCCCAATCGGCGAAGTGATCAACATCAGCGCCCGTGTGACGCAGCAAGGCCCGCAGGTCGTCGAGTTGCTTATTGAGCGCGCGGACCATGCGGAGCGTGTCCCCAGGCTTGCCCGTGTCCCCGAGGCCCATCTCGGCCACAATCCAATCGCAGGCCTCCGCTTCATCGCGCGGCATCTCGCGGGTCGTCTGGCAATCCATGCCGATGCTGGTGAGCACCGAGGCAACCGTGGGGGCTACGGGGCGCGAGCGTTCCCAATCGTTCACCGTGGCAGGATAGCGAAGGCGCTTGTTCGCAAAGCCCGTCACGCGATGGCCCGTGCCCATGCGATAGGTGAGAACCATCTCGCCCGGATAATCCGTGGTGAGCGTGCAGTGGAATACGTCTTGGCCTCGCTGATCCTTAGCGGCCTCGGTGAGCACCGCTTGCAGCGTGATGGTCAGGCCTTCGCTGGTGAGAGGGCAAACAATGTGGGTGCGGTCAGTCTTAGCCATGTGTCAAACTCCTATCATGTGGCAGCTAATTGGACGCAATTCGAGCGGTGTTAGTCCCCGAAATAACAGTACCATTGGCCGTCATCGCCTTTGTACAGGCGACCGCTCACGGTGCCGCGCTCCGACGCCTCGCGGTATTCCTCCTCTGTGGCGAACATCTCCAATTCACTGATCTGGTGGGCAACCTCTTGGCACGTGATGCCTTGCAGCTCCTCATCGGACCATGCGTCAATCTCTTCATCGGACCACGCGCCATAGGAGCGGAAGTGATCCCGCGCGGCCTCACGCTCCGCATCGGTCGACAAGAGCGGATGCTCACGACCAAAGGCCTTAGAGTTGCCCCAGGTCATTGCAGCTGCATCAGGCCCATACTGGGCAATGCTGCCGACTAGCGGCGGAGCGTCGTTAATCGCCTCGATCATGTGGGTGACGTTCAATTCCATGGTGATCCCCTATCGGTTGCGTGTGTCTCCTAATGCCCTAAGGCCCGTAGGAGCACATATGCGCCGCGGGCCGTTCGGGTATGGTGCTAGGTGCTAGAGGGGCGCGCGCTGACTGATCACGCGATTGACTAGCCGCTCGTCTACGGCCGGGAACACGCGGGAGGCGTACCAATCCCGCGCCTCGCCATAGAGGGCCTCAGGTTCACCGCGGACGGCGAGTGCCACGTTCAGTTGCGCCCAGAATTGCAGGAAGGATATAAGCATTGCCGCCCCCTCTCACTTGCCGTTGCGGTATGCGGCCAATTCGGCCTTGCGGATTGCTGCGATGATTTGCTTTTGCTTGTGGCTCATTGTGTTCCCCTTACTGAGCGATGGTGAAGTAGACGATTTGCGTGACCGCGACCGCTGCGAGGCCTAAGAGTGCGATTAGGATCATGTGGTCCTCAGTGCCTAGTGGTGAATGATTGCCTTGTGTGAACGCATCATGGTCACGTCCGGCCCCCCGTGGCAACCGAAATCGTCATGCGGGAATGCATGGCTGCTATGCGGATACGGATGGGCTAGGGAGGCCGTAGAGAGGCCATTGGGGCGAGGGCTATCCCACTAGCCCTGAGGGAAACGAACGAATCAGCGGGGCGCTCTGGGCGTCCTAGGGGCATAAAGCCGGTGTCACCTATATAAGGCCCGACATCCCGCCCCCTTTGCGTCAATTATGTACTGATCCGCACAATAATCACAGGCGATTAATACCCGGATGATAATCCCCGGCCATGGCCTATACGCGCCCTCGTATGTCCCCGGCCTATGCGCGCTCGCGTATGCCAATGCCGGTTATGATAACCGGATGAATGCACGCGATACCAATGGGATAGCAGGCCTGCGGGGGAATGGCGCGGGGGACTAGGGGAAATTTAGGGTCCCATCTGGCGAAAGGGGTCCCAATTTGGGGTCAATCCCCGACCCGACTTCAAGCTTCCTTGGCTTGAAGGGCGGCGGCGGCGGAGCTTCGGCCTGCCGCGTCTTCCTCAGGAAACCTGGGTCCCATCTGGGTCCCATCTGGACCGGTGGCCGCGGACTTAGGGTCCCATCGGTGGGTCCCATCTAGGCAACATTGGGGCCCAATCGCGACTTTTAGATGATTGTGTGGAATATCAATGGGTTATGGGGAAGTCACCACCACCTATACCAGAGAGGCCAACGATGTCTCTCATTTTGACCACAATTGATATTGGAACCCACGGTGCCCTTAGAGACCGCCACATACGTTTCGGACTTGGTCCAGTCCAATCCGGCCGCCTCGGATCCCCTGAGCGGCGCCGACGACCACCTTCGCCTCCTGAAGTCGACCGTCAAGAACACCCTGGCCCACACGGGCGCCCTGACGAACACCGACAACCAGTTGATCCCTGCGGCCGGCACTTCGGCCAAGCCTGCGTATTCGTTCGCGGCCGAGCCCACCCTAGGCCTCTACAGGTCTGCTGCGGGCGTGATCTCGGTGGGCGGTGGCCAACTGAAGAACGCCGCCCCGCTGGGCTCGGTCCACATGTTCCTCGTTGACGCTGCTAACATCGGCAATGCCGTAAAGGGCTCCGCGGGACAGCCATACGAGTTTCTGGAGCTGGATGGTGCTACGTGGCCGAACAGCGTCTACCCGGCGCTCGCCGCGTATCTCGGCCAAGGTGGCTCGACGTTCACCCTGCCAAACATGTACACGGCGGGCCGCTTCCCGCGCTCACGCACCGCTGCAACAGCGGCGTTGACTGCGCAGGCGAACACCGTTGGGCCCCATACGCATCCCAACTTCACCGGTACGACTGCTGCGGAGACGCAGGAGCACACGCACACGTTCTCGGGCACGACCGGCTCGATGAACCGCAACGCGTCTCACGCCCACAGTGTGGACAATTGGGACGGCGGTGCGGTGAACGCCGGTGGCGGCAGCGGTGGCCTCAGGAATCCCCTCGCAGGCGTTACCGGGACCACCAACACTGACCACGAACACGCCTTCAGCGGAACCACTGCTGGGCGCTCTGCCACGCACAACCACGCGTTCACCGTGAGCACCCCGGCGAACACCGGCACGACCGAGACGCGCCCCGAGGCGATGTCATTCGTGTTCGCAGTGAAGACCTAGCACATCGGTCGCCGCGGACCTTGGGGGTAAGGGGGCCTTAGGATCCTTAAGTTTCCTAAGGTCTCCTTACGTACTCCCTACAGTAATTATCATAATAAACAAATTCAGATATTCCTAAGTATCCCTTAGGACCCCTAAGGATTCTTACGTTGCCTTTAGTTAAACTAAGGGACCTTGCCACTCATGGCATTGTCACTGATCAAGACCCATACAGCCTTCCTGTTGGTGCTTTCTCGTCTGGTGTGAACGTAAGGTTCAGGAACAACAAGATCACACCAGCGCCGGTGTTCAGAGCTGTGAAACAGCCGCTGGCGGAAGCCAATCCCCGCTACGCCTTCACCGCAGGTATCGGCAACAGCAACAACGACCTCTTCCTGGGCTATCAGTCCGGTCGTGTGTACTACTACGCCAACGGGGTCGAGACCGACTACTCCCCTGTCGGCTACGTTGACAGCAGCGTCGAGGCCCATTGGACCTCCTACACCATCGGCAACGTGATCTACGTGAACCGTGAGGATCGCCCGCCGTGGTATCTGCTGCCCTCGACGAACAAGTACCAGCTCCTAAGCTCGGCCACCTACTCCACCCCCGCTGACAAGTGGGACGCCACGTGGACCGCGCGCATCATCGCGCAGTGCGGGGGTGCTGTCGTCGCCCTCAACGTGACCAAGGGTGCCACCACGTACCCGACGATGGTGAAGACCTCGTCGCTCGTGCAGAACGGCACCATCCCCGCTTCCTGGGACATCACGAACCCCGCGACCCTCGCGACCGAGAACATCCTTCAGGCAATGGACGGTGAGATCACCGACGCCTGCCAGCTCGGTAGCGACCTGATCATCTACGGGATGCGCGAAGCATGGCGCATGCACGCAGACGGCTCCATTGAGGTGTTCTCGTACACGAAGCTCTCGTCCGCAAAGGGCGTCTTGAACACGAACTGCTCCATCGAGCTGGACGGCAAGAACTACTGCTTCGGCATCGACGACATCTGGGTGCACGACGGCATCTCCGAGGAGAGCCTCTGCGACGAGAAGACCCGCGACTTCATCTACGGCTCGCTGAACATCTCCGCGGCCGACAAGTGCGTCGTGCAGTTCAACCCGCGTCTCAACGAGATCAGCTTCGGCTACGTCTCGGGCGACCCACTGGTGAAGTTCAAGAACGTCAACGGCTGCAATCGCGCCGCGGTCTACAATCTGACCACCAAGTCTTGGACCTTCGACGACCTGCCGTCGATCTACTCGTTCGACGACGGCCCGGTGTCCAACCTCCTCACCTACGCGACCGCGACGGCCAGCTTCGGCGACGTCGGCGGCTCGTATCAGGACCAAGAGGACGGCGGCAAGCGCGTTGCGGTCTGCCTGGGCGATGGCAACGCCGAATACGGCCTCCAGCCGACGCTCTACGCGTTCGACCTGTACGGCCCCGGATCTGTCGCCCCGTACCCCGTGGACACGAACGCCACCGCGCCGGTCTTCCTTGAGCGCACAGGCATCGACCTCGACGAGGTTGGCGCCGACCTGCGCCAGTACAAGCTGCTCCGCTCGATCTATCCGCAAGCGCGTGTCGACACCACAGGCGGCAACTCGCTGCTGATCGCCGCGGGCTCCTCGGATGACCCGAGCAGCGACGAGCCTCTCTACGGCGACTATCAGCCGTACGATGGCGTCGGCAACAACAAGGTCGACGTGAACACCGAGGGACGCTGGCTCGCCATGAAGCTGCTGTGGAATGACTACCGCAACTTTACGATCACCGGCTTCGACCTCGACATCAGGACCACAGGAGGCCGCTAATGGCCATCACCAAGGCCCCCACGTACGTCCCGCGGCCCATGGGCACCATTGAGGCCAACAGCCCCAAGTACCTGCAGGCCGAACTCGCGTCCATCTCGCAGAGCATCAAGACGATCATCGTCGAGCTTGAGCAGATCAAAGCGGTCCTCGTCGCACATGGTATTACTTAAGCGCCACCTCGCGCACGACACGGACTACTGCACGTTCGAACTCGACGAATACCGGGATGAGGCGGGAGCGCAAATGCTCCTCGCCCATCTCCGCGTACACAAGTGGTCCCTCAGTTATCTCCGACGCATCGCTCACGACTGGGCGGTGTTTCGACAGGCGGTCACCGTGCCGCTTTTCGCCAGCCCGATGCAGGACGACCCTCGCTGGGTCAAGTTTGTTACCCTGATGGGCTGGCGTCCCTATTCGACGGTGCTCTGCCACGACGGCATCGAGCGCCCGCTCTACATTCACACAATTTAGGATCCCACATGGGCTCGTCTACTCAAGAGACCTCTAAGAACGAGAACACGACCCCGTGGGCTCCGCAGGCTGCTGCGCTTACCGACGCATTCGGCAAGGCCCAGACGGCCTATGGCACCGCGTCGCAGGCGAAGGCTCCCACAGACTTCGTCGCGCAGTTCACGCCCGACCAGCTCAACGTCTTCAAGTCGATGATGGGCTACGGCACCGGCACCTCGACCGCAGGCACATCAGCCACGGGCGGCGCCTTGCAGACCGCAGGCACCAACGCGACCACCGGGGCCCTCTCCGGCCTCACCGGCTACGATCCGACCAAGCTGAACAACACCGATGCCATCACGTCGGCCGCCAACAAGTACGTCGCCGGGCAGGACATCGACAGTCAAGTCCGAAATGCGATGCTCAATGCTACGCAGACCGCGCGCGACGTAACGCTCCCGCAGATCAACCAGAACGCCGCAATCACCGGCAACTCCAACAGCTCCCGCACGGGCATCGCTGAAGGTCTGGTGCAGCGAGGCCTCGCTCAGCAGTCCGCAGACCTCGGCGCATCCCTGCGCTCGCAGGCCTACAAGGACGGCCTCGGCCTCGCCTCGTCGAACGCCAACGCGAACAACGCCAACTCCCTCGGTGCGCTCTCGAGCGCAGCGGGTGCCGGAACGAGCGCCGCGAACTCAGGTGTCAACGCATCGTCCTCCGCGATCAACGACCAGGGCAACCTGTTCAACCTCGCGGGCGCAGGTGCCTCAGGTCAGCAGCAGGCGCAGCAGGCGAACCTCGACAACCAGAACGCCCAATTCCAGAGCGGCACGTCGGCGCCCTACGCGGCCCTTCAGCAGCTCATGGGCATCATCGGCTCCAACAACTGGGGCGGCCAGACCACCGGCACCGCGACGACCACGAAGTCCCCGAGCGCGTGGGAAGTCATGGGCGGCCTCCTGGGCACCGCGGGCTCCGCAGCCACTGGCCTCGGCGGCCTCGGCTGGAAACCTTTCGGCAAGTAAATGATCGGATCAAGCTCACGCGCCAGCTCATGGCTCAACTGGGCACAACAGCCCCGTGAAGCGGGTGGCCTCGGGCTTGCTCCGCATCAGGCGGCAGGCATCGTCGGCAACCTCGTCCACGAAAGCGGCCAGGACCTCAGCCCCTGGGGACCTACGGGCGACAACGGCACCGCCTGGGGCACGGCGCAATGGCGCGGTGACCGCCTCGCGCGCCTGAAGGCACGTCCCGACTACCAGACCGTTGAGGGCCAGCAGGCCTTCATGCGTCAGGAGTTGGACAGCACCGAGAGCAAAGCCTACCGCGCACTCCAGGCCGCGAAGACGCCTGAAGAGGCCGCTCACGCCTGGGACGCCCTCTATGAGCGCTCGGACGGCAGCACGCGTGCCAAGCGCATGGCGTCCGCACGACAGCTCATGGAGCAGTTCGGAGGCGCCCCCGCGCCCGACGCTCCTGAGGGCGCCCTCACGACCGCATTCGCACCAACAGAAAGCAAGAGAAGCATGCCTAGTCCCGCACTAAGCGCCGACGAGACGCTGGGTCCTGGCGCTCTCGGCTCACCTGACAAGCTGTCCGTCATCGGGCAGGCCCTCGCGGGCATGGGGTCCTCCCTCGCCGGCATCAGCAACCCTGATCAGGCCAAGGTCCTTGCCGCGCAGGCCGCGTCGATGCAGAAGCAGGCTGTCGACCAGGGTACGTGGTCTCACATCATGACCCCTGATGGCCGCCTCCTGCTGACGAACAGCAAGGATCCGCGCAAGACCATTCAGGTCCCCGGCAACTTCGCGAAGCCCGAGACCGACGAATACGAGAAGGCCGCTAAGGTGGCCGGCGCCAAGTCCAATCAGGATTACGGCGACAACGTAGCCCAGCAGGCCACCAACGCCAACGGTTTGGCCGGCGACGTCGCTGAACTGCGCCGCGTGTTCTCCAACCCTGCGGTCTACCAGGGCCAGGGCGGCGAGTGGGTGCAGAGCGCCCGCAAGCTGTACGCCGGCGTCACTGGTGACACTGAAGGCGCCAAGAACATCGCAGATGCCGACATCGCGAAGGCGCTGAGCAACAAGCTCGCGCTCAAGCTCGTGCAGGACAACGGCGCTGGCAAGCTGCTCCCAGGCTCGTTCTCGGACAGCGACCGCGACTTCGTCAAGCAGATGTCCACGTCGCTCAACAACGAAGCCGGCGCCAACCAGCGCATGCTCGACATGTACGACCGCGTGGTCGCTCGCGCCCAGCAGGCCGAACAGGCCCGTGCGGCGCACCTCGACGCCAACGGCGGCATCTACCGGCCGAGCGTGAAGAGTGAAATCGGCGCGCTGCAGAAGCAGTGGGCGGCCGAGGACAAAGCACGCAACGCGGCCGAGGCGAAAGCTGCCGCAGACGCACCCGCAGCCTCCAAGAGCGGCGCTGCGCCGAAGACCAACACCTTCACAAGCCCGAGCGGCAAGAAGATCAACTGGAGCTACTAACTCATGAACCTCACGATCAACGGGAGGCAAGTCACTGTCGACGACAGCTTCCGCGACCTCCCGCGTGAGGATCAAGAGGCCACCGTAGCCCACATCGCTGACAGCATGCCGGCACAGGAGCCCTCGGGCGCCCTGGCCGGCGCAAAGCACGGCGTGGCTCAGGTTGCCCACGGCATCGCTGAGACCGCCAAGCAGAACTTCGGTCTCGGTGACGGCTTCGACAAGCGCGACCCGAACTACGTCGCCGCCGACCCGTACAACTGGAGGCAGTGGCCCCAGCTCGTCGCTGAGAACCTCCCCAGCATGGGCACCGCCATCGCAGGCGGCAAGGTCGCTGCAGCCGCAGCCCCCGGCCGCTTCAAGGTCCCCGCCGCCCTCCTGGGCGCCGCGGGTGCCGGCTGGCTCATGTCGTCGGGCGACACGATCAACGAACGTGCTGCCAACAACAAGCACGAGACGCCGACCACCGAAGACAAGGTCATCGGCAACCTCACGGCCGGCGCAGGCGCCGCTGCCAGTGCAGTCCCCGCAGCTCGCCTCATCCCCGGCCTCAACAAGGTTGCGGGCGCAGGCGGCCAAGCGGCGGCGAACGCTGTCACGAAGGCCCTGACCACCGTAGGCTCCGGCGTTGCTGGAGGCGCTGCATCAGACCTCGCCACACAGATTGGCACCACGGCTGGCACGGACCAGGGCCTCACCGTCGATCCCTCGCGGCTCGGCGGCGCAGCCATCACTGGCGGCGTCACGACTGGCGCCCTCGCCACCCCGGCGCTCGCTGGTGACGTCACGCGCGCAGCGTCCCTCCGCAAGTACGTCGGCGACAACGAAGCCGCGTCCAAGAATTACGCCACCCGGCTCGAGACGGCCGGCAACGGCGACCTCGGCTCGGCCAAGATCGACGAGGCGGCGCACCAGCGTGTGGTGGCCGACCTCAAGAACGAACTCGGCACCGCAGCCTCCAACGTCAACAAACAAGTCAGCCTCTCGCAAGAGGCCCAGAACACTCTCAGCGCACTTCAGCGCGGCGAGAAGGTTACTCCCGACGAAATCTCACGCATCGAACGCGAGACCGCGAGCGCTCCCGATGGAGCCAACGCGGCCCTGCTGTCCCGCACGTTGCACGTTGCCGACATGGCATCGGAGCGCGGCGGCCACAGCAACCGCGGTTGGGCTGGTGGTCTCTCGGGCGTCATGGACAAGAACCTCGGATTCCTGCTGAACCCCGCACGTCTTGCTGGTGGTGCTGCAGCGACCGCCCTGGGTATGCACCTTCTCGGCACGAGCAACCCGCTGTTCGGAGGCGCACTCGCCGGCACCTATGGCGCCGCGCGCGTCATCGACAACCTCACCGGCATGCGCTCGCCCGCGAAGACGTTCGCTGAACACTTCGCCGACCGCAACGCCCAGCTTCGCGTCCCCACGCAGCAGCCCCCTGCGCCTCCTGCTCCCCCGCCTCCCAGCGGGCAAGCCCAAGGACCGTGGGGACCGAAGCCGCTCCCGCAGCAGTCAGTGCCCCAGCAGGCGCCCCCGCAGGCGCCGCAGGCCCCTCCTGCCGGCTACTCCCCGCTGATCGCGCAGACGATGGCGCACGCCGCCCTGCTGCAGAAGCCCCAGGCTCCCGCGGCTCCTCCGGCCCCCGCGCCCGCCCCGCAGCTCGACCCGCTGAACCTTCCGACCTCGATCACGAAGTCCGCGAAGAACCTCATGGGCGGCATCAAGACCGTCCAAGAGATCCGCGAGAAAGAGCAGGCCCGCGCCGCGGTGTCCCGGCTCCCGTCTCCCCTGGTGGAAGAGGCGCCTCTCGACGTCACGCAGAACCCGATGGTAGGCAAGCGAGCATCACAGCTCGTGAGCGCGGCCAACGCCCTGCGCAAATACACGGGCGCTGACGTCGCCGAACGTGAGCAGGCCCAGGCAGAAGCCCAGGCCGCGCGTGAAGAGAAGGCCGCCGCCAAGGCCGCTGAGCGTGAGAAGACCGCCACAGAGCGTGCCCAGGCCCAGGCCGAGCGCGCGAAGCTCAAGGCCGACGCAGCCGCCGCAAAGGCCGAACAGGTCAAGCAGCGGGAGGCCAACAAGGCCGAGCTGGCGAAAGCCAAGGTCGAGGCGAAGGCCGCCACCGACAAGGTGAAAGCCGCTGCTGCCAAGGTGAAGGCTCCCAAGGCCGTCTCCGAGGAGCCCAAGGCCGCCCCGAAGGAAGACGCTCCCTACGAGCCGATCCCCGACGAGCTGCTGACGCGCCGACATCTGAGCGACGATCAGGTCGCGGCCAAAGAGGTCGTCGACTACGAGCCCGGTCTCCAGAAGAAGTACGCCAAGAACATCGTGTTCAGGCGCTCGGCTCTGCGCAACCGGCTTGAAGACATCGCATCGGAAGCCAACGACGTGGACAGCTCTGCCATCGGCCGGCTCTACCACCAGATGGATCACAGCCACCGCCAGTCGGAAGTCAAGCGCCACCTCGCGCATTGGACGTCCAAGATGGACCCTGCGACCAAGCAGGCGATCCATGAGGCCGTGGCCCCACTGCTGAAGCTCTGGAAAGAATGACACAGATGCATCCGGGGGGGACCAAGAAGATCAAGAAGGTCCCCCTCTTCGGCCGAGTAGACAAGCGCCGACGCCCGCGTCCCGACATCGCAGCTCTCAAGAAGGCGCAGTGGGAGGACCCGGAGTTTCGCGCACGCCACTCCGCGGCGATCAAAGCATCGCACGCCTCCGATCCCACCAAACACTCGCGCCTCGGTGTCCCCAAAGGGCACACGCGCGAGACCGTGGCTCCCCTGTGGGCGCGCGCGAACGCACTAGCAGACAGGTTTATCAAGATCATGAAAGACAAAGGCGAACTCCCCGACGAGAAGGTCGAGGTGGTCACCCAGGACGGCATTGAGACCGTGATGGTCCCGGTGACGGACACCGGCAAGGCCGAGGCCGCGCTGAAGGAAGCCTTCGTGCTCGCGGTAGGCCCCAGCGACCAGAAGATCAAGATCCAGGCGATCAACACCGTCTTGAACTTCACGAAGTCGAAGCCCGAGAGCAAGTCCAAACTGACGCTCAACAAGGCCGAGGACTTCCTCGACGAGATCATCCGCGGCGATGACTGAGGAGCTGTCCGAGAGCCAGAAGAAGGCTCGAAAGCGGCTCTACGATGACTTCGCGTTCTACGCCAAGCACTGCATCAAGATCAGAACGAAGCAGGGTAAGATTGCCCCGCTCGTTCTCAATCGCGTGCAAGAGCGCTTCATGGAGCGTGTGCTCGCGCAGCTCGACGACAACGGCAAGGTCCGCATGGTCGTGCTCAAGGCACGCCAGCAGGGCCTCTCCACCGTCATCTCAGCCCTCCAGTATTGGTGGCTGTCGCAGCGTAAGGCCCAGAAGGGTCTCGTCATGGCTCACGAGAGTGAGAGCACGACGTCGCTGTTCGACATGTATCGGCGCATCCATGACAACGTTCCCGACATCGTACGCCCTTCGACGAAGTATTCGTCCCGCTCCGAACTCGTGTTTGACAAGCTGGATAGTGCGCTTCGCGTTGCTACTGCTGGCGGTCGCGGCGTTGCGCGCGGCGAAATGCTCACGTTCGCTCACCTCTCCGAGGTCGCGTTCTGGCCCCCCGCATTCGCCAACAACAACTTCAACGGCCTCGTTCAGGCAATCCCTGAAGAACCGGGCACGTTCATCTTTCTGGAGAGCACCGCCCAAGGTGTGACCGGCAAGTTCTACGACATGGCCCAAGGTGCCGACCGCTCCGACCAGCACTGGAACGGCTACGAGCTGTTCTTCTCTGCGTGGTTCGAGAGCGCCGAGTACCGCGAGACCGCACCTGCTGACTTTCAGCGGACGCCCGAGGAAGAAGACCTGATCAAGGCCTTCTCAGACCGCGGGCTCACCTCCAACGACCAACTTTACTGGCGTCGTAAAAAGGTGGCAACGAACGGGCTCGACCTGTTCAAGCAAGAATACCCGGCGACCGCCGAAGAGGCCTTCCTCTCGACCGGACGCCCTATCTTCAACAACGAATACGTCACCGAGCGCCTCCGCACACCGCAGACGCCGCTGACACTCATGGCCGTAGAAGAGACGTACGACGAGAAGAACGGTCGTCCTCTGCCGCTGCGTGTGATCCGCGAGCACCCCCGTGGTGAACTGAAGGTCTACCGGACGCTCGACCCCCAAGAGAGCTACGTGATCGGCGCCGACGTGGGCATGGGCCTGCGCCAGGGCATAAAAGGCAAGAAAGACGGAGACCCGAGTGTCGCCCAGATTCTCGACAGCCAGATGCGCCAAGTCGCCGTATGGCGTGGCCTGTGCCACCCAGACGTATTCGCGAAGATCCTTGAGACCCTAGGCTACCACTACAACAGCGCCACCATCGCGCCCGAGCGCAACAACCACGGCCTCGTGACCTGCGTTGCCCTGCGCGACAGCAACTATCCATATCTCTACACGGAGACGATGGAAGGCACGCTGGAGGCTGACCGCGACACCATCAGGCTCGGCTTCTTCACCAGTGAAGCGACCAAGCCCCTGATCATCGACAAGCTCCGCGCGCTCGACCGCGAGCGGGAAATTGAAATCAACGACGAGACGACCCTCAAAGAGATGAAGACGTTCGTGGTCAGCGAGAGCGGCAAAATGGAAGCCGAGGCTGGAACGCACGACGACACAGTTATGGCCTTGGCCATCGCTGCGTATGTCCATGAGGGCAAGTGGCGTCCTGTTGAGGTGAGTGACGATTTCTACACCGAAGCTATCTGACGAAGAGAAGCGCGAGAAGCGTAACGCCTATCAACGCGAATGGTACAAGAACAACCCCGATAAGAACCGGTCGTACAGGCGCAAGTCCCGCTTCGGCATTACCTCCCAAGAGTGGGACGCGATGTTCGACAGCCAGGGGCGTTGCTGCGCCATCTGCTCCTCAGATGATCCCGCCAACAAACGCGGTTGGCACACAGACCACGACCACGCCACCGGCGCGGTGCGCGGCGTGCTGTGCGAGCGGTGCAATCACCTACTAGGGCACGCGCGCGACAATCAAATCATTCTCGAAAAAGCAATACAATACTTGAGCTAGGACAACTATGGCGAAAAAGCCAACTACCCTAACGGATGAGGAGCTGATCGCCAAAGTCCAAGCTAAGGCCACCAACTCGGTGTCCTGGTTTGACTCGCGTCTCGCTAAGGAGCGCGAACGAGTGACGCGCTACATCAATGGCGATCTGCCGAAGCGCACCTCTGAGGGCTCATCCTCATACGTCAGCAGTGACGTGTACGATTCCGTCGAGATGCAACGCGCCCAGCTGCTTGAGGTGTTCGCTGGTGGCGACCACATTGCGCAGTTCGATCCCGACATCGACATGAACGCCGAGATGTGCCGCGTTGCGACCGAATATGCGTCCTACGTCATATTTCGCGCCAACCCCGGCTACAACATCTTCAGCAGCGTCATCTATGATGGCCTCACAGCCCGCGCTGGCGTTGCGAAGATCTACTGGGAAAAGAAGTTCTCCTATTCCGAGGAGACCTTCGAGAACCTGCCGTACGACCAAGCGCACGCGCTCGCCGCGCAGGAAGACGTCGACAGCTTCGACGCCGACCTCGACCCGGCAACCGGCACCTTCCACGGCACGCTCTCGCGCAAGAAGGACGTCAGCAAGACCTGCATCGACCCCATCGCGCCCGAAGAGTTCCTCATCGAGCCCCTGGCCACGTGCATCCTCGACGCCAACTACTGCGGCCACCGCACGCCGAAGACACGCGCCGAGCTGATCGAGATGGGCATCAAGCGCTCCATCGTGATGAAGCTCGCGTCCGACGACCGCGAGATGCAGTTCAGCCCCGAGGTCCTCGCGCGCACACAGCCGACGCACAGCAACGACGCGACCAACGAGCCCATCGACAAGATGATGGAGTACGTGGTTCTGTTCGAGAGCTACGTCCGCATGGAGATCGACCGCTCGAAGGGCGTGCGTCTCTACAAGATCCTGCACTCTGGCAACACGCTGCTCGACGAGCCCCAGGAGGTCGATAAGCCTCCGTTCCTCGCCTATGTGCCGCTCCCGCTGCCTCACGTGTTCTACGGCCACAACTTCGCGGCCCGCGTGATCCACACGCAGAACGCCCGCACCGTGCTCTTCCGCGGCGTGCTCGACCACACGGCCATCACGACCAACCCGCGTTACATGGTGGTCAACGGCGGCCTGATGAACCCCCGCGAGTTGCTCGACAACCGCCTGGGTGGCATCGTCAACGTGCGCCGTCCCGATAGCGTGGCGCCGTTCGTTCAGAACAACCTGAACCCGTACGTCTTCCAAGTGCTCAACACACTGACGGAGAACAACGAGAAGTCCACGGGCATCTCGATGCTGTCGCAGGGCCTCAACAAGGACGCCATCTCGACCCAGAACTCTCGGGGTCTGGTGGATGACATGCAGCGCGCCTCGGGCGGCAGAGCGAAGATCATGGCCCGCAACTTCGCCATGAACTTCTTCGTGCCCCTCATGCTCGAAGTGGTCCGTCTCGGCATCATCTACAAGGACAAGCGCGTCATCGAAGTCGCGGGTGCTCCGCTGCAGGTTGAGGCAGAAGCCTGGACCGAGCGCACGACCTGCACCGTCTCCCAGCACCTGGGTCACGGCGAGAAGGACGCAGCGGCCAACGAGCTGGGCATGGGATACAAAGAGATGTCCCAGGATCCCATCGTCAGCAACATGATGGGCCAGAAGGGCCGTTACGAGATGCTGCACGACATCGCGAAGCTCAAGGGCTTCAACCGGTTCGCAGCCTACCTCGATCCCAACGCGCAGCCTCCGGGTCCAGACCCGCTCAAGGTTCGCGAGCTGGACATCAAGGAGAAGACCGCAGACGCCGGAGTTGCAGCCGTCAACGTCAAGCAGGCCGCAGACAACCGTCTGTTCGCCGCCACCCAGTCCAAGCTGGAGCAGGCGAGCGCGAAGCTGCACCTCGACGCGATCAACGCTGATCGTACCAACGACCGCCAAGACACCGATACTGCCGCCCGCATCCAACTGGGTGAGGAGCAGCTCGAAGTCGAGCGGGAGAAGATCGAAGCGCAGGAGCGCACTGCTGCACGCAACGCCGCCGCAAAGGCCGCACAGCCCACGCGGGCGCCTGGAGCGTAAATGCCCACATTCGACTACAACAAGGTCGCGGATACGCTTCGGCGCATCCGTGAGACCGTCCACGAGCACACCCCAGGACCCCTCACGGCCAGTTCGCTGGTCCTGGGGGCCCCAGGGCTCGCCGCGGGCGGCGCCATTCGTGCCATGCCGACACTGGCGCGCACCGCATCCTCGCTCATGAGTAATGCGGGCGCCTCGCCGATGTCCATGGCGGTCCCCGGCGCCGCCCAGGCTCCTTCCGAACTCGCGCCCGAATGGCGTGACTTCAAGGCGCAAGCGGACAAGCAGGCCGAACTCAAGCCGGCCGTGCCGAACCCGCAGTTGCCCTGGTGGGCGACGGGCGACATGACCAAGATGTTTCCCGGAGCTGCGCCTCAGGCCCCGCAGCCGGCGCCTGCCCCTGCGGCACCAACGGCCCCTGAGGCCGCCCCGGTGCCCATGCCCCAGGCACGACCGGCAGAGGCCCCACAGGCCGAACCGGACACCAGCTTCTTCATGCGCAACGCGTTGTCGATGCGTGATCCTTCAACCGGAGAACTGATCGACCCGAGCGGCGCCTCAAGCGTCCGCGGGCCCGACCTCATCTCCAAGATGATGACGTACCTGCACAACAAGGCATGAACGACGACACGATCCTCTCCCTCGGCAGTCTCTCCAAAGAGCTGCTGGGGCACGAGGCCTTCACGGCTCTTGTGGCCATGTTCCGACAGCAGTGCGCTGCCGACATCCTCAAGACGCAACAGCACGAGACCAAGAAGCGCGAGTTCATCTACGCGACTTCGCAGGGTTTCGATGAGTTTCTCGGGCTCATGGCGTCCTTCGCCGAGGCCTTCGACAAGCTCCCACAGCACCAAGACAACAACCCCGCTGTCTCCACTCCAGATCCGTTCGATGATCCGAGTGTGCACGACATTTATGACGGAATGAACTGACCATGCCATCCACCCTCACGGGCGATGCTCTACTGAACGAATACCCCGACGCGATTGACGGCGACGACGCCATCATGAACGCATTTATGACCGACCCTGAAGAGGGTGACGACGCTCCTCCTGCCAAGAAGAAGCCATCGGAAAAGGTCGCTGAAGAAGACGAAGAGACCAACCAGCCCGACGCCGACGACGAGGACGCCTCCGAGGAAACTCCAGAGGAAGAGACGGACGAAGACGCCGAGGAGGAAGGCCAGGACGAAGCTAAAGAGGACGAGGCCGACGATCAGTCGACCATCGAAATCAAGGACGACCACAAGTTCAAGATCACCGTTGATGGTGCAGAACAAGAGGTCACCCTTGGATCCCTCAAGCGTCTCGCCGGCCAAGAGGCTTCTCTTACCCGCAAGTCCCAAGAAGTCGCCGAAGTACGCAAGGCTGTCGAGGCTGATCAAGCGAAGAACATCGCTGCCTACGACGTCCTGCTGAAGCGGTCGACTGAGCGCGCGAACCAGTATCGCGAGCTGCCGTGGACCCAGCTCATGAAAGATCCCAACGTTCCCGCCGACCAGCTCGCAGCTCTGCAGGCTGAAGCTCAGAAGGCGCTGGAAGACGAGTCATTCCTAAAGAATGAAATCGACGGGTTCATGCAGAAGGTGTCCGCCGATCAGATGAAGGCTCGCCAAGTGGCGGCGCGTGATTGCCTCAAGAGCATCACCACCGCTGACAGCAAGCATCACATCAAGGGCTGGAACGAGGCTCTCTACAATGACATCCGCAAGTTCGCTGCCGACGAAGTCGGTCTCGACGCGGAGCTTGTGAACAACCTCACCGACCCCGGAGCCTTCAAGGTTCTCCACATGGCCATGCAGTTTGCGCGTGGTTCGAAGAAGGTCGTGACCCAGAAGGTCAACAAGACCCCGACGAAGATTGTGAAGAACTCCGCCTCTGCGCCCGCTGCGCGCTCCAGCTCCAAGACCGTGACGACGAAATCGGCCGTGAACAAGGCCATCAAGTCCGGCTCTCAGGACGACGCGATCAACGCATTCCTCGCCTTCGAAGGCGAAGACTAACACCACCCTTTTCAAGAAGACATTTTGAACTATGGCTAACTACCAGACCTACCAGATGGTCGGCATCAAGGAGCAGGTCTCCGATGTCATCACCAACCTCTCCCCGCGCAAGACCCCGTTCCAGAACGGTATCGGCAACGAGACGGTCACCCAGCCGCTGTTCCAGTGGCAGGAAGACAGCCTGCGCGCCCCGGCGACCAACGCCGCGGTTGAAGGCGCAGACGCCTCGATCATCACCGTCGTCCCGACCGAGCTGCGCAACAACTACACGCAGATCTTCACCGAAGCCGTGCAGGTCTCCGACCGCGCCGACGTCGTGTCGACCTACGGCCGCAAGAAGGAAATGGCCTACCAGATGGCCAAGTCCTCGGCCGCTGTGAAGCGTGACCGCGAAATCGCCCTCATCGGCAACGCGCAGGTCAAGGCCTCGGGCTCCAGCTCGGTTGCCTCGACGATGGCGTCCTTCCAGCAGCAGCTCGACAGCACGACCGTGACCTACACGGGCGGCACCTCGACCCCGCTGTCCGAAGCGACCCTCGTGACCGCGCTGCAGAGCGCGTTCGTGGCCGGCGCAGAGCCGACCCGCATCATGGTCACCCCGTCGAACTCCGTGGTCCTCGCGGGCTTCGCTGCGGCGGCCGGTCG